GCAGGTCCACAAGTTTCTGCAACTGCTCCAACTACACAATCAGATGGAACAGCACTTGTTGAAAATGACCTATGGATAAGCACAGCAAATTTAGAAGAATATGCAGACATCTACAGATGGAATGCAAACAGTCTAAAATGGGAAGAAGTAGACAATTCAGATCAAACAACAGAAAACGGAATATTGTTTGCTGATGCAAGATTTGGAACTTCAGGTGGAACTTCAACAGTTGCTCCATCAGGCACTATTGCAGAATTATTATCAAGTGACTTCTTAGATCCAGATGCTCCAGATCCAGCATTATATCCAAAAGGAATGTTGTTATGGAACTTAAGACGTTCAGGTTTCAATGTTAAAAAATTTGTAAGAAACAGTATTGACACAACAGCAACTAACCTAAGACAAGGTGGTGCAAGTATGTCTGCTTATTATCCACACAGATGGGTAACTGAATCTGCTAACCAGGCTAACGGTGCAGGTTCTTTCGGAAGAAAAGCACAAAGAAAAGTTGTTGTACAAGGCTTACAAGCATTAGTTAACAGCAACCAAGATATCAGAGACGATGAATCAAGAATATTCAACGTAATGGCAACTCCAGGTTATCCAGAGTTGATTGGTGAAATGGTCTCATTAAACAGCGACAGAGGATTATCAGCGTTCATAATTGGTGACTCACCAATGAGATTAACACCTGATGCAACTTCTTTAGCCAACTGGGCAACTAACGTTAACCAAGCAGTTGAAGACAACGACAACGGTTTAGTTACAACTAACTCATACTTGGGTGTGTTTTATCCATCAGGATTAACAAGTGACAACTTTGGAAACAACATTGTTGTACCAGCATCACACATGATGTTAAGAACTATTGCATTAAGCGATCAAGTTTCTTTCCCATGGTTTGCTCCAGCAGGAACAAGAAGAGGTGGTATTACAAATGCAAGTTCAACAGGTTACATCAACGCAGAAGGTGAATTTGTTTCAACAGCATTGAACGAAGGTCAAAGAGACACTTTATACACAAACAAAGTTAACCCAATTACGTTTATTACAGGTGCAGGTTTAGTAAACTACGGACAAAAAACTAGATTTGCTGGTACAAGTTCTTTAGATAGAATTAACGTATCAAGATTAGTAATTTACCTAAGAAGTCAATTGAACAAACTTGCAAGACCATTTGTGTTTGAGCCAAATGATAAAATCACAAGAGATGAAATCAAGGCACAAGCAGAAAGTTTATTATTAGAACTTGTAGGTAACAGAGCAATTTTTGACTTCCTAGTAGTGTGTGACGAATCAAACAACACACCTACAAGAATAGACAGAAACGAGTTGTACTTAGATATTGCTATTGAACCAGTCAAAGCAGTTGAGTTCATCTACATACCGTTAAGATTGAAAAATACTGGCGAAATAGCAGGATTATAATAAGATAAATATTATAGGAGAAACAAATGAGTATATCTACACTATCAAAACTTACAGTTCCATTGAATAGTAGCCAAAGTGCTTCTAATCAAGGTCTGTTAATGCCTAAATTACAATATCGTTTTAGAGTAAGTTTAGAAAACTTTGGTGTATCAACACCTACAACTGAGTTAACAAAACAAGTAGTAGATATCACAAGACCTAATTTATCATTTGAAACAACAACTATCGACGTATACAATTCTAAAGTATATCTTGCTGGTAAACACACATGGGAAGCAGTAACATTGACTTTAAGAGAAGATGTATCTAACAACGTACAAAAATTAGTTGGTGAACAATTACAGAAACAATTCGATTTCTTTGAACAAAGTGCGGCGGCATCAGGTTCAGACTACAAATTTGTTACTAGAATAGAAATTACAGATGGTGCTAACGGTGCCAATGTTGTTAACGTTTTAGAAACATTTGAATTGTATGGTTGCTACGTAGAGTCAGCAAACTACAATCAGTTAGCATACGGTACTAGCGATCCAGTTACTGTAACGCTATCATTGAGATATGACAACGCAATCCAAACTCCACAGGGAACAGGAGTAGGAACAGCAGTAGGTAGAACAACAAATACTCTAATTACAGGCGGCGGTGCATAATTTTCATTCGCATTTATAAATTTAAAAGGGGGGCTACGGCCCCTTTTTTATTCTGTGACCCACCATTTTTACATAACATAAATACTGTATATGGCAAATTTATTAAAAGGTTTTTTAGACAACGTACTTAAAGGTGCATTGAATCCAAAAGGTAATCTGGCTGATTTTGCCCATGCATCTAGACTGTACGTAGATGACAGTTTTAGACTGGCACCCAAGCAAAAATTTTTATATCATGTTGTTTTTAATATTAATTCAGGTGCACAAATTTCTGATCCACCTTTAGCAAATCATCAACGAGAATTGAATATGTTGGTGAAGAATGTTGACCTGCCAAAATACACTGTGGACATGGCAACAGTCCAACAATACAACAAGAAAAGAAAATTACAAACACGTATTGCCTACGACCCTGTGACTATTGTGTTTCATGATGACAACTACGGAGTCACAAGTGCTTTATGGGAAACTTACTACAGATATTATTTCCAAGATGGTAGATACGGCAAAGTTAACGGTGTAGGAGATCCTGAAACTACATATCCTGAATTTGCAAGAGAAAGAATTTTTTCAGGAGAGAAATATCCAAGATTTGGATTAGATGCAGATATACAAAAGCCTTTCTTTACAAGTATACAAATATATCAAATGGCGAGAAAAACTTATACTTGCTACACATTAGTTAATCCTCTCATCCAGCAATGGCAACACGACACTTTAAACAATCAGGAAAGCGGACCAATGGCTAACCAGATGGTTATAGAATATGAAACTGTGTTCTACTCTAGAGGACGTGTCATGCAGAATGGTGCGCCTGCAGGATTTGGAAAAGAACATTATGATAGAACTCCTTCACCTAATTCATTATCGGGTGGCGGTTCAACAAGTTTATTAGGCACCGGTGGAGTGCTTACAGATTTATTCGGTGCTAACGATGGTCCTTACACTTATATAGGAAGTGCTATCGGAGGTTCAAGAGGTGGAATAACTTTAGGTTCTTTAATTAGAACAGCGAATAGATTGAAAAATGCAAAGAAACTGAACAAAGAAGGTTTAGCACAGGAAGGTTTTAATATTTTAACAGGTGCAATAGGTAGAATAGGTGGCACGGCAGATTCGGCTTATGGAATACCAAACACTTATATAGGAAGAACTACAAGTAATATAAAAAATTTCTTCACTATTGCTAAACAGAAAACGAGATTATAATGTCTAACTTACCTAAACAAACAAACGATAGTCAACAACCTGTTAGAGAATTTTTCGACAATTACTTTAACGAAAACTTAACCTTTCCAGGTGCTGAAGTAGACGCTGTTGTAGGATACTTTGAGTCAAGAGGCTTCGATAGAACATCTAGCATAAGCACAGCATCAGTAATACTTAAACAGGCAAAAATTGATAATGTAGCCGTGTTTGAATTACTAGATACATTAAAAGGTTTAGACGGAACACAATTAAGTTACATAGTAACAGAAGTTTTAAACAACAACAGAGTCAACACATCATCTCTCGGATACAAAGTAGAATCACCTTCAGACCTATCGGAAAAACGTAACATAGTGGTTTAATACAATGGCAAAGTTTGCTCAGGGAAGATATAATATGAAAAATCCTGACAAGTACATTGGCGGTAAAACACCTTTGTACAGAAGCAGTTGGGAATTTGCGTTCATGAGATTCTGTGATGAAAGTCCAAGCATACAAAAATGGGCAAGTGAATCAATTCGTATTCCATACAGACATCCTTTCACTGGTAAATTTACAATTTATGTTCCAGATTTTTTTATAGCATACGCAGATAAGAATGGAAAACAACACGCAGAGGTGATCGAAATAAAACCAGAAAACCAAACACTCTTAGAAAAAGCAAAATCAAAACAAAATCAAGGTCAACTTATCGTAAACAGAGCAAAATGGAAAAATGCACAACTATGGTGTAAAAATAAAGGCTTCAGATTTAGAATCATAAATGAAAAAGATATCTTCCATGGCGCAAGATGAGTGCAAAAAAAATAAGACAATGGGCGTGGCCCTTTATTAAAAACTTCCGTACATACATAGACGTTGGTGCTTTCAACGGAGATACATCTGCTCCATTTGTTAAAGATTTTAAAAGAGTGATAGCATTTGAACCCAGTCCTTTAATATTTCCACATATTCCAGATACAGTTGAAAAATACAATGTTGCCTTAGGCGATCAACATGAAATACAAACACTCAAGGTTCCTGGTGGCACTAGAAATCCTGTTCATGGAAGTCTCGTTAGATATGGTAAAGGTGTGATTGAACACGAAGTTCCTGTAAAATGTTTAGACGATTACAATTTTGAAGACGTAGATTTTATAAAAATAGATGTGGAATGGTATGAATTAAAAGTATGTAAAGGTGCAGAAAACACAATTAAAAAATATATGCCTACAATAATGTTCGAAAATAAACGCAATGAAGCAGATGACTGCAAACAATACTTGAAAACACTAGGGTACGCAACTAAATGGTACAAATCTGACACTGTGGCATACACCCCAAATAGATAAATACGTACATAATGAAAAGACTAGATATTAGTGATAGCACGGCAATCAGTATGCCAATGAAGAATCTGATAGCCATTGTGTCAGCAGTGGCAGTTGGTGTATGGGCATACTTTGGTGTTATCGAAAGACTGAATAAATTGGAGACACAATCAGTACTTTTAGAGAAAGATATGAGTGCAGAAGATGAAAGATTGCACAATGAAGTTACTAAAAATACAGACTTCAGAATCAGATATCCAAGAGGAGAATTAGGTCAAAGTTCACAAGACATTGAACAATTCATGTTGATCGAGGATTTATACAAGAGTGTTGACAGAATGCAGAAACATCTTGATGACATGGCTAATAATAAAGTAAACATTGAGTTCCTTAAAGAGCAAATGGAAAAAGCACAAAATTCCATAGAAAAACTGAAAGACGCTGATAGGGAAATTGTTTACAAAAACGGTAACTAATGTTTAAGATGTATGCAATCATGTGTGTTGTTACAATGATTGATTGCAGA